CATTATCAACCGGAACAACATATGGAATGTTTCCATAATACATATATCTTCTATTTGTGGGATCAAACTGATTTCGGCGGCCCAGCCAAGGAGTTTGTCTAGCATTCTGATTGTTTTGTCTAGGAGTATTTGAGTTATGTCTTGAATTGTCTCTTGAATTTTGTCTTGAATTGTCTCTTGAATTAGGATTATTGCGATGTTGATTCAAACCAATAATCTGATTTATATTTCCTCTAATCTCATTTTGCAATTCTTGTAAAGAATCCATTTGACGAATGGTATTGTTGTAAAAATCTATATATAACTCTAAAAGCAATCTTTGGTCATACGATAATGCAAAATTTTGGGTATTTCTATTTTGAGACATAATATATATTGTTATAAAAATATGTTTAAATATAAATTATCAATATAAGTAAGACGAAAATAATGAGCTTTGATAATTACAAAGGTAACGGATTAACTGGGTTGGCCAATTTGGGCAACACCTGTTTTGTCAACTCTTGCGTTCAAGTTTTATCACACACATATGAATTAAATGATTTTTTAAATAAGGGTGGATACAAGAAAAAACTCAAGAACAAATATGAATCTGTATTGTTAATTGAATGGGATAATTTGCGAACATTGATGTGGAGCGAAAATTGTATTATATCTCCAGGAAAATTTATTAAAACTGTTCAAAAAATTGCACACGTTAAAAAAATGGACTTGTTTACTGGGTTTGCTCAAAATGACTTGCCAGAATTTTTGCTATTTTTAATAGACTGCTTTCATTCTAGTTTGTCTCGCGAAGTAAATATGAGCATAAACGGCGACATTACAAATGAAACTGATAAGATGGCAGTTCAATGCTTTGAGATGACTAAAAAGATGTTTGCGAAAGAATATTCAGAAATATGGAATTTATTTTATGGAATCCACGTGTCGCAAATTATTTCTTTGGAAACAGGAGAAGTTTTAAGCACGTCACCTGAACCATATTTTATGATTAATTTATCCTTGCCGAGCGACAATAAGAGCCCAAGCTTAAAAGATTGCTTTGATTTGTATGTTAATGGAGAAACACTAGACGGAGAAAATGCGTGGTTTAATGAAACAACAAACCAAAAGCAAAATGTGCAAAAAAAAATTGTTTATTGGAGCATGCCATCAATTATGGTTATTGATATTAAACGTTTTAATCATAGAAGTCAAAAAAATCAGATTATGGTAACGTTTCCGTTGGAAGATTTTGATGTATCCAGCTATGTTGTCGGATATAAAAAGGAATCGTATATTTACGATCTTTACGGAATATGCAATCACAGCGGAAGTTCTTATGGTGGACATTATACTGCTTTTATTAAAAACGCAAATGGAAAATGGTATCATTTTAATGACACAAATGTTACAGAAATAACAAATTTACAAGAATTAATAACGCCAAAAGCATATTGCCTATTTTACAGAAAAAAAACAATTCAATAATATATATATGGAGGCCAACACAAGTTCAACAATAGAACCAGAAAGTATGTATGGTTATATTAACAATTTATTAATGAACCCAACAGCTTTAATAATACTCGTCATAATTGTATTGATATATATAATTCTTTTTGTTTCTTTAGGAGATTCTTCAAACACGACTAATTCCAATTCAAGTGTAGGAACAAACGGATTAGATAAAACGTCTGGAATAATTATTGCAGTTATCGCAGGAATATTCGTAATATTGTTATTATTCAATGTATTGAAATACTTCTTTAGCATTGATATTATGGCATCTGTCAAAAATTTATTTAACCCAACAAACCCCCAATTAGAAATTACAGTAAATCAAAATACTGCCAAAGCCGCTGACGACGGTTCATCAAAAAAATCCTCAGAACTCTTAACTAGACAACAAGTTTTCAATATTCCTGGAAATTATTACGGTTATGAAGATGCAAAAACTTTATGTCAAGCATATGGTTCGCGTTTAGCAACATATGATGAAGTAGAGGACTCTTATAATAAAGGCGGTGAATGGTGCAATTATGGATGGTCTGAAGGTCAAATGGCATTGTTCCCCACACAAAAAACAACATTTGACAACTTGCAAAATATTCCAGGACATGAACACGATTGTGGAAGACCAGGAGTTAATGGCGGTTACATGGCAAATCCCCACATTCAATATGGTGTGAATTGCTTTGGATACAAACCAAAGATTACAACTGAAGAGGAAGAAATGATGCAAAACACAACACCTTACCCAAAAACTGAAAAAGACATTTTGTTTGAAAAGCGTGTAGATTTCTGGAAAACTAAATTAAATGATATATTAGTTTCGCCATTTAACTACAATAGTTGGAGCCGATTTTAAATTTATCTTACACCTTTTTACATTTCAAACGCCGATTAATCATGAAACTCAATAATATAGGGTTCAGTGCCTTCAACAATTTCAGGTTCATCTTCCATGTGTTCTAATACAATTTTATTAAAATTTTCCTGACAATTTAGAATCTTGATTTCACACCAAAAACCAGTTGTCAACTTCTCAAGCATATCTGTAAACTCGCTAACTTTTAAGAATTTTCTTGTAAAAACAGACGCGTTTTCTATTTTGTGCCCAATAATACATTGTCCCTTATCCGTATAAAATAGTCTCATTTCCACGTTTTTTCCTTGGAAGAAGTTATTCATATATTCTAGAAAATGGCAGTCCATGTATCTATTTTCTCTCAACTTATATTTTTGCATTATGTCACATTTTGCTTGTTCAAAATCTAAACTGAATAGGCGAAACGCCTCTTGGCATGTAACAGGAAATCCAAAATAGATCGGCATGTTTGGTTTTTTAATTGATTATTTTTTACAAAAAGTAATCAATTTTTTTTAAAAATAATAATAAATTTATACAGTTAACTTTTGCTTTTTTGTTTTTTTATTTGCAGCAATGTTAGTTCGTCTAGTTTTTCTAGGTTTTTTGGCACCTCCTTCTACCTCAACCATTTTCAATAACTTTTCATGAACGTCGTCACTTATAATTGCGTCATCATTTTGAATTCTAGATTGGTCTTCTCCACCAAACTGTTTTCTAGTAAAAGAAAAAAGACCAGCCGGAACAGCTAAATCTTTGAACAAATCGGCGACGTTTCCCCCTCCGCGTTGAGCTCCAGAATTTCTAGTATGTAGAGCAGGTTCTCCTTTCTGCAATAAAATTGAATCAACAGTAAACCCTGCGCTATGAATTTTTCCGTCTGACTTGTTAAAAACTAATTCGTGATCTTGCATAATATGTTCTGCGGCCATATACATTATAGGTATATAAATTAATTGTTAGAAATCCGCTTTATTTCAGGGACCACCTTAACCTCTCTTTTTTCTTTTAAATATTCAACTATCTGCTTTACTTGCGTTTGATTTTTAATGACTTCTCCTAAAGATTTTTCAACGTATTTAAATGTTAATGGTGACGAGACTTTTGTATTAACAAATCGCAATTTTCCATCGCTAATTTGCACAGTTGCATTTCTTAAATTATTTTGTTCAACATGACTTGTAATATTTTCACTCAATTTGCTTTTTTTCTCTCGCAACTCGTGAATCTTATCATTCAAAAGTTTAATTTGGTTGTCAATTGACACCCAGTGTTGTATATTCTGTTCAAAGCTCATTTTGTAATTATTATATATTGAACCTATAAAAAATTAGTAATAATCCATTATATTTAATAACAAAATATAGAAATGTATAGTATCAACAACAATAATGTTTCGCTAACACGCAAAAAAAATCAACCAATTCCCTTAAATGACCCAAGAAGAAAAATGGTTGGGAAAACCATTTTATTTACAAATGCAAGAGATGAAAAAAATATTAAAGAATGGGTTGCACATCATCTAATTTTAGGGTTTGATTTAATTTATATTTTTGATCATAAATCTATAACTCCTATATCGCATGAACTAAGAAACTTTAAGAAAGGTGTTATTGTTGAACGATGTGAAATGGACGGTCCAATAAAAATGCCGTTAATGTTGAGGGCCGCTAAAATTGCAACAACCTCCGGCGCCGATTGGATGCTTTATTTAGACGCCGACGAATTTTTAGTTTTAAATGCATTTCAACGTGTGAAACAAATGTTAAAATATTACTTATTGGCAGATTCTGTTGCAATTAACTGGTTAATGTTTGGAACAAATAATCATAGGAAAGAACCTGAAGATGGTCTAATTTTAGAGAATTATACAAAATCTGATCCTCTTATTGATAAACATGTTAAAACATTTGTTAGACCGTCTCAGGTAGTTGATGCTATTACGCCTCATTATTTTGTCATTGTAAACCCTACCAATATGTTGTCCCTAAACGGCAAATCTATGACTAATTCACAGTCATTCAATGAATGGCCCATTGAATATAACAAATGCGCCGCATTTATAGCTCACTATGTTTATCAATCTGAGGAGTCTTATATTAATCGTAAAATAAATTTGCCGAGAGATGACAATAGTTTATACAGAAAAATAGAAGATAATATACACGCAAAGCATAATTCAACTGAAAATGAGATGGTTAAAAGTAAATACGCAAACGGAGTTAAATGGTTATTAGATAAAGTAAAGAACAACTAAAATTTGCATATTGGAAGTGGTTTGAAGAGAGAAAAATAATAATTTCAAAAATTAAAAAATTATTATTTTTGCATTGGTATTAAATTATGCTTTACGTTTATTTGCGGTGCTTGCGAGTCTTGCCGCCGGTCTTGAGACCTCTGCGCTTGGAGAAACGGTTTTGAAGCGCCCATAAGCCAAAAGGCACTAAAGCAGTGCTGAGAACTTGGCCCCAGTATCCACCCTTCTTGGTGCGTCTCTTGCCACCGTTCATGTTGCCGCTTTGGGGCAAAGAAGCAGGGATGGTGGTGTTTTGGCCTTGAAGACCAACAATCTCGTTGCCGTTGGGCAAGTTGGCACCCCTAAACACATTGGCGTTTTGCTGGTCGCCAGTGCCCACTGCGGCCGCGACAAAACCAGCGGCGTCAGAATATTGACTAGGGGAAGGAGCAGATTGACCACCACGTCTCTTGCGTCTTCTGCCACCAGCTAAAGCCATGGAGCGAGATGCGGCTCTGGAAGCTCTCATTGACCCCTTGGTCATTCTGCGGCTTCTTCTTCCACGTCCACCCATTTGGCTGGAAGGTGTTGTTAAAGGATTCGCCATTGAACTTGTGCTATTCGTTGTGCTCATTATAATAATTAATGAGAAAATATTAAAAATTTTTTGTTATTAAACTTTTATTACGCAAAACCAAAATTAATAGAATTAATATTGCTAAAATCATGATAAAAATTAAGAAAACAAGAAAAAGCGTTATGTAAATATAAGGGTTAATTATATTAAACATCAATTCAATTACTGGGCTACAAAATGATTTTAATTCTCCCTTGATGTCATCCCTTTTAAGTATATCTAAACATTGTTGAATAAGCGAATCCTTCATTATTATCTACTAAATATATTATTTCTTAATTTTTTGCGTGTTAATGAAGTTTAAATTTTCTGAAGAAAAAATAATGGACAACATATTTTTAGCGAATGACCAGTTTGATTTTTCCCAATTGTCTTTAGCACATCCGACCGGAATTCAAGGAGGCGCATATTTTACAAAAATACAAATGCATAACAAACCATTATATATTGAAACACCTAAATCATTAACGCGTCAAGGGTTTGTTAAAAATGGTAAAAAAATTTATTGCGATTTAATGTTTGACAACAATGATGAACAATTAATACACTGGTTAGAAAGTCTTGAAACAAAATGTCAGGAACTCATTTACAAAAAAGCTGACACGTGGTTTGAAAATAAGTTGGAATTAAATGACATTGAATCAGCATTTGCATCTCCAATGCGAATTTACAAATCCGGAAAATACTATTTAGTAAGAGTGAATGTTAAGGTGAATTATAGCACAAATGTGCCTCTTGTTAAAATATACAACGAAAATGAAACTCCTGTTACGATAGAAGACGTCACTCCAGAAAATAGCATTATATCTATTATTGAAGTTCAAGGCATAAAGTTTACGAGTAGAAATTTTCAAATTGAACTTGAATTGAAACAGTCTATGGTGTTAAATTCAGAAAAAATATTTGAAAGTTGTCTCATTAGGAGCGCGACAAAACAACCCAAACCAATAGATGACAAAAAACAATTGGAACAGAGCGCCGCAAATTTAGAAGAATACAAAAATGACAACGATGTATTTGATTTAGAGAATGTTGAACTTCTTGGACCAGACGGTGCAGAATCCTCGGACCTTGAAAATGAAACAGTTGAAGATTTAAGTGAAAAAATAAACGGAATGAATGTCTTTAGTAATAACGCGGACAAAGAGGGAGAAAAAGAGAACAAAAATGAAATTAAGATAGACACTGCGATAGAAACATTAAGTGATATTGAAGAGTTGGTGGATACATCAAATGATTTAACCGAAGTAAATTTGACAACTTCTGCTTCTGATTTAGAAACAATTACACTTAAAAAGCCAAATCAAGTGTATTATGAAATTTATAAAGCGGCAAGAAATAAGGCAAAAGAGGCAAAAAAACAGGCGATCCTTGCCTTTTTAGAAGCCAAGAATATTAAGAAAACTTATATGTTGGAAGATTTAGATGATAGCGAAGATAGTGAAGATAGTGATATGGATTTTGACGATTTATCAGAAGTTTCTGAAAATGATTTAGAAAAAGAAGAGTAGTTTTATTTCAAAGATATCCAAATGTTTAGAGGAATAATAAAACAATTAAACTGTATTCAAAAAAATATTTTATAGCCTAATTTTATATAATGAGCAGCACCTTAAAAAAGCTATGGTCGGATTATGGTATTGGCGCACTTGTCGTCTTATTGATAGTTGCATACGGCGTTAGTGTCTTTGCGAAATATTTAACATCAAAGGGGATGTATGGGTCAGAGTCAATGTCCTCCACCCCCAACTCTGCATACAAGGGAACTGGAACTGGAACTGGTGCCCCCAGAGGTTCTTCTGGCCCTCAACCCTCTGAAGCTTTAGGCCAAAACGAGGTCTTTGCCTCAGTGAACGGCATCGCCACACCTAACGTCGGCGTTCCCACTTCATGCTCAAAGCCCAACATCCAGAACCCTTCTGATTTGTTACCCAAGGACTCCAACAGCCAATGGGCTCAATTGAATCCCTCTGGAAAGGGTGAGCTTGCCAACATCAACTTGTTAAAGGCTGGCTACCACATTGGTATTGATACCATCGGCCAAACCTTGAGAAACGCCAACTTGCAAATCCGCTCTGAGCCCCCTAACCCTCAGCTTTACGTGGGCCCCTGGAATCTTTCAACCATTGAGCCTGATTTCATGAGACCTCCTCTTGAGTTGGGTGCCGGCACTCAATAAGCGTAATCAGTAACAAATTTTTTAGATTCTCAAAATATTTTTGTTTCAATGACAAATTAATAATAATATAAGATGTTCCAAAATGCGAACATCTTATAAGATCATACACTTCTTTTATCTTTATAATTTATAATACTAGGATAATATATGACAAACAGTTTATGGAAAGGCGATTTTTTTACATACGTTGTTATTGGATTTATTATTGTAATGTGCATTAAAATATACACAGAATCTGAATTATACAGCTTGAAATGCGTAATATCAACAGTAGACGGAAACAAGTATTGTGTGAGAGATAGACAAAATGTAAACAAAGCCGCTGATTTATTGGCGACTGTTACAAATAAATGCAAAGAACTTGTTAAATATGTTGGTGAAAAATATCCTGATGATCCTGATGTTGAACGACTGGTAAAGAATTTTAACCCTCAAAAAATCAGCGAAACGCTTCCAAACAGTGAATTAACTGCTTACAGTGAAAACAAAGGAGAGAAAATTGCTTTTTGTTTGAGCAAGACCAAAGAAAGCACCACTCTTATAGATATTAACACATTAACCTTTGTTTCTATACACGAACTATCGCATGTTATGACAAAATCTGTTGGTCATAAACAAGATTTTTGGAAAAACTTCAAGTTCTTATTGGAAAACGCAAAAGCCGCCAATATTTATGTGCCAGTTGATTATAAAAAGAAACCTCAAAATTATTGTGGTATGACTATTACCGATAGTCCTTATTATGATTTGTAATTATATATTTTTAATACCACAATATATATAATTAATGGCTGAAGAAGAATATAATGGAACATGCCCTTCAAACGTAAATTTTAGTGAACATTTTGTAACTCTAATAAAAAAAAATAACTGTGAAAATATACAACTGTTTTTAGCTAATTTAGAAAGAAATTTGTTTTCAAATAACTTATTTAGAATGGACGGGTCGCCTACAAATGCATTAATTTACGCGATGGATAGTGGGTTTTATAATTCGGTTTTATGTTTGATTAATACTGGAAATGCAAATATAAATCGGAAAAACAGAGATGGATACACTCCATTAATGATGGTATGTGGACAAGACGAAGAAAAAAGTTTTGAAGTTGCGCAAGCATTAATAAATCATGGTTGTAACCTGGCCGAAGTTAATAATGACGGTAGAACTGCGCTTATTCGTTGCTGCAGATATCGCACTACACCTTCTTTAAGAATTGGTATTGTTTTATTAGATGATGTAAACCATGGAGATTATCAGTTTATCTTAGACAATGACAGATTAAGTGGTCTTGACTATTTATTGACATTTGATGAAGACGATACATTCAATTTACCCGCGGAAGAGTATTGTCAAATTCCAGAATATGTTGAATTTGTTGTTAGGTATTTAAAACTTTATTTTGATAAAGTTGACAAAGCAGACCAGGTTTATGAAAGAAATATAGAAAAAATATGCAGAACGAAGATATTGTATGATACTTTTGGACCAGCATTAAGAAGAGCTAAAACTGGAATTAATTTATATGATGTTTGTAAACCACTTAAAGACGCAGGAGTTTCTGTTCCCGCAATGGGAGTTCTTGTTCCTGGATTGC